TCGGATCTTGAGCGCCAGCATGGTGTATTCGGGCGGAATGTGCTCCATCACGTCGCAGCAGAATCCGAAATCGTAGCCGTAAGGCGGCTTCCAGCGCGCCCACAGCGGCATCTCCATGAAGCGATGCCGCGGCACGCGCTCGCTCAACCCGGCGCTAGTGATATCGAGCCACGAGACGTCGAGGCCGAGCTCTTTGAACTGCAAACCCGCTTCGCCCGAGCCGCAGCCGAGGTCGATCAGCGAGGCCTTCGGCGGCGGCTGCAGGATATGCATCAGCCGCGTGACGTTCTCGAACCCTGGCGAGTACGCGCGATATTCCGGCACCTCGGCCCACAGCTGGCTATACTTGGCGCGCTCTTGTTCAACGATGTCCACAGCAAGCCTTCCCCTCATTGGCCGAACACAGCTTCGCCGAGTATTACCAACCCGAAAACCACGAGCCCGACCGCGCACATGAACAGCAGCGCCACGATGATGCCGCGGTTATCAGAAGCCGGTCGCCTCACCATGACCACCTCCGTTCACGCAATCAAAGCGTTGACGTCGATGTCCTTGGGCTGGCCCTCGCGCGCCCGCAGGCCCATCAGCATGGCGAGCGCAACCGCGCCGTCGATCCGGGTCCTGACCTTGCTCTTGTCGAGCTTGCGGTTCTGCGCCGGGTCGATCACCGCCATCGCGTTGGCGATGTTCCAATTGAGCACCGGGTTGGACGGGTGGATCAGCTTGCGCTCCATCACCGCGACCTCGAACGCGTCGATCGCCGGTCCCATGTCGCGAAAGCCCTGGCCCCACGGCACCAGCCGCAAGCCGTCGCGCTCCTCGGGGTAGCGCTGCTTGCGCGTCTGGTGGTCGAGGTGGCCGCGGCGCTGATAGCCGTTGATATCCTTGGACTCGTCCTCGAAGGCGAGCAAGCCGATGCGGTCGAACTCACGCAGCAGATCTTGAATCCGCCAGCGGTCGTAGGCCATCGCATAAACCCGAAAGCGCTGGGTCAGTTCGGCGATGAAGGTCGCGATCGATTCGGGATCGATCGAGCGCCCGGGCGTGGTCAACATCTGGCCGGCGCGCACCCATTCCTCGTAGCGGTGCGAGCCGGCGCCGAAATCCCGCTTGGAGTGCTCCTCAAGCCACTCAAGCGGCTTCCAGAAAAACGGCATCACGCGGCACGGATCTTCGATGGTGCCCATCACCAGCGCGGTCAGGTCGTTGACGCTTGACAGGTCGAGCGCCAGATAAACGTCGGCGCCGTCCGGAATCATAGCGTCGCCATGGCAGGCCATCCATTCCGCGCGGCTGATCAAGGGCGCGGCCGGCGACACCCGCTGGTTCAAAAACAGGTTGCGGACCTTGGGCTCCTCGGCCGGCATGCGCTTGGCCTTGCGGATCGCCGCCACCAGATCCTCGCGGTCGCGAAACTTGCCGAGCGCCGGATTGGCCTTGGCCCACTGCTTCTCGTCGTCAAGCGCGCAATTCTCGTCCGCCGCGTAGAGGCGGCAGACAATTGACGGATCGGCCTCCGACAGCCCGTCGTCGATCAGCCGCGACAGCACATGCTCGGGGTCGTTGCTCTGCGTGCTGATCACGATAAACAGCGGCTGCTCGCGGGCGCCGAACGAAGTATCGAGCACGTCGTAGAGATCGCGGCTCTTGGCCTGCGCCAGCTCGTCATAGATCACGACGCTCGGCAGATAGCCGTGCTTGGTGCCGGCCTCGGCCGACACTGCGCGGTAGATCGTGCCGGTGCGCTTGCCGATCATGGTCTTGGTCGACGGCACGATATCGATCTTGGCGCGCAGCTCATCGTCAAGCTCGACGATCTGCTTGGCGAACTTGAAGATGATCGAGGCCTGGTCGCGGTCGTTCGCTGCCGAATGGATCTCGCCGTGCACTTCGGCGACCGGGCCGACCAGGTGCGCTAATGCCAGACACGCAATCATCGCGCTCTTGCCGTTCTTGCGCCCCATCGACAGGATCGCGCGGCGCACCGCGCGCCGCTCGCGGCCGTCCTCCATGATCCGCTGCGGCTCATAGATGTCGCGAATGAACCGCTTCTGCCAGGCGTCGAGCTTGAACGGCTCGCCGGCGCCGACCCCTGACGGCACGGTCAACCGCTCGATGAACTTGATGACCAGCGCGGCCTTGTCTTTGCCGCCGGCTGTCCGCTTAACCCGCAAGGAGTCCGGCAAATTTCGATACCTCCTGTTCGGCGCGCACGCCTGCCGCGATCCGCGAGCGCGCCGCCGGCGTCAGGCCAAACTCGGCGGCATAGCGCACCATGTCGGCGGCCGCCTTGCGCACGATCGAGACCATCGGGTTCGCAGTCACGTCGCCGTACTTGGTCCTGTGCAGCAGGCCCTTCATCTGCGGATCGTTGTCCTCCATCCGCGCCAACGTCTCGGCCGCCATGCGCCATTGCCCGTAGGCGTGGCAATAGGCCGCGAGCGGCGCCTGGTCGATGCGAGAGAGCACCCCCATGTTGTGCAGCTCGACCGCGACCGTCCACCACTCGTCGGCGGCATAGCCTCTGATGAACGGCGGCGGCTCAGGAACGCCTGGCGCCTGCGGCGGCTGCATCACGTCGACGTTGAGCTTTTGCTTTCCCGGGTTGCCGCGCAACAGCTTGAGCTGCGTCGGAATTGGCTTTGGTCCTGGCATGCGTCTTTCCTGTCAGATCGTCGAAGCGCCGGCCGTCGGCCTCGCGCGTGGCCTTCTCGCCGGTGAAGTCCTGCCAGCGCTTGATCGTCACATCAACGTAAGCTTCGGCCAGTTCCATGGCGAAGCAAGTCGTGTTGTTGGTCTCGCAAGCGATAATCGACGATCCGCTGCCGACAAACAGGTCGGTGATAGTTTTTGCTTTAGGCGATACTGTCTCGATTGCCCATGTGGCCAGTGCGACCGGCTTTTGCGCCGGATGCACGCGCCGCTCGCCTCGCTCGGACGCCTTGATCAGGCCGCTCCATTGATGCCGCAGCAATCTCACGATCGCGTCCTGATTGGTCCAAGCAAGCTCGGCATCGGCAAACGAGCCCGTGTTCTCTTTGTCCCAGACCAGCCAGCAGCGCGAGGCCGGCAGCTTGTCTGCATAATAATTGGCGCCCCACATGACGATTGCTTTGACACCGAGCTCCGCAAGCAACCGGTAAGACCCGATGGCGGTGTCCGTAGAGTCATCGCCAATGATCGGCGCGTACATGCCAGGCTTGATGATCGCCTTGCGCGCCGGACCATGCACGCGGCCTTTGTTGCCCGCGAATGGATGGGGTTTGCCGCCGCCGACTTTTCCGAATGGCTTGGCGCCACCGATAGAGCCGCCAGCATGCTTGACGATTCCGATGCCATAGGGCGGATCGCAATAGGCCATATCAGGCATGATCCCACCATACAAAAGCTTGACGTCAGCCGGTGAAAGAGCATCACCGCAGCACAGGCGATGGCGGCCAAGCAGCCAAACTTCTCCGCGCCGCGAGATCGGTACAGCCGGCAAGTCCGGCGCATCATCAGGATCGGTCAGCCCCGCGTTCGATTGCGTCAGCCGCGCTACATCGTGCTCGTCGAACCCCATCAGCAGGGTGTCGAAGCCCGCCGCCTGCAGGTCGGCGAACTCGACCTTGAGCAGCGCCTCGTCCCAGCCGCCGTTCTCGGTCAGCTTGTTGTCGGCGATGACGTAGGCCTTCTTCTGCGCCTCCGACCAGCCACGAGCGACGATAACCGGCACCTCTCCTAGCCCCAACTCGCGCGCAGCCAGCACTCTCCCGTGCCCAGCGATGATCATCCCGGCTTCATCGATCAAGACCGGCACCGTGAAGCCCCACTCGCGGATCGAGGCCGCGATTTGCGCGATCTGCGCCGGCGAGTGCGTCCGCGCGTTGCGCGCGTAAGGCACCAGCTTGGCGACCGCGAAGCGCTTGACCGCGTCGGCGGGCCATTGCGGGCCTTGTTGTTTTGGCTTGGCTTTTCGGGTTCCGTGCAAAATTTACCTTTTTGGTTTTCCGTAACCCTCGGGATCTAAAAAAGATGTTGCGTTGCGGAAGTAATAACCTGGACCTATGA